CCAACACCTGTCTGCACACAGGTAGCAAAACCAGCTAAACGACCCTGAGCGTAATTACCAGTCGTAGACGACATCTGCGGCACAGGAGTAACAACAACTGAACCAGAAGAACCACCGAGATATTCCGGCCTCTGCAACCTAGCATCCGGCGACGTAACACCAAAATGCGCTTTAATAATCTCCGTATAACGAGTACCACCACGAGCATCACGTTCAAGCAACTTCTGCAACTGGAACGCCTGACGCAAACTATTTATCGTCGCCGCAGTCGCATTAGTCAGATCAGCCCTAATCCAAGGAATACCAGTCGCCGCCGTACCTTCAACATAAACCTTGTAATCATTAGCCGAAGGGTCAATACTCTGAGCGAAAGGAAAACCAGTCTGAACAGCACTACCGCTTTCATAAACAGCAACATCCGCACCGGCAAATTGCTGACTAGACTTACCTAAACCGAGAACAGGCGCCGACGTACCGAGAGGAATGGACACACCAGTAGTAGACTTCTGAGGCCAAGGCAAGCATGAAGTAAAATAATCATGCCTCTTACCGCGCTTACGCAAAACATAATCAGAATAATCATCAGCACCATTATCCGTATCAACAACAGCCGAATTAATCAAATTCTGGTCGCGAAACCACTCATTATAAATCAAATTATAAGCACGCGGCCAAAAAGCAGAAACAGATAAACCTTTAATACCAATCGGCAAACCAAGATAATCATATAAACTCTCAGCCGCCCATCCAGAAGGACTAGGCGACACAACCTGGGGAACAGTAAACGACGTACTATCACCAGGATTAACCTGCTCACCCATAAACTTCTTAAAATTGACCCACAATAAACGCAAAGGAACAGCAAAATAAAATACATCCATATATAAATTATCCATAATAGGGGCAATAGGGGTCGCCATACGAGCAAACAACGTCGCATTTAAATTAAAAGTATCCCCAGGCAACGCTTCATCAGCATAAAACGGAACAATATAACTAGCATCCAAAGTCGTCTTATAACCATGAGAACGGTTAAAGACAGAGCGCGGGATCTCAGCCATAGGAACCTGACTAAAAACGTGCTCTTTATTCCTACTATTCTGCGCTTTGTACATTTAATACCTCCCTGTCAACTTAACAACGTCCGCATCAGTTATACCAGTCATAAAATCACAAAATTGGGTCATACAGACCATAAACCAACTACCAGAACAAAACCGCAAAAACAAACCTCCGCCACACTTCGGGCACCTGTCCACAACCACCTCTGGTGTCAGTCCGCACATTTACATCAAGTAGAGCCATGTGCGGGGCCCCCAGGGCCAACTATGCAGTAGCACCACCAGCCTGCAGCTGGGGCCCTTGCGCGGCTGGCGCCGCGCCTTTAACTTCGTCCTTAACAGGAACTACCAAACCAAGAGCAACAGCCTCTTTGTAATTAGCACCATTACCCATAAACTCCATCAGCTTCGCTGGGTCATTATCAAACCTAGTCCGAACATCAGCCGGGAGAGCATCAAAAGCCGCTTGCGCGGCCACAACCTTATTCAACGCCTCGTGGTAAGAACCCACGTCCGCAAAATCGCCGAAGATCGCCTGACGAGCAGAAATACCAGCAGTATCGGCAAGAAGGCCAGTTTTAATAGCACGAGCAACGATATTGTTAATATCCGCATCACCAGCAAACTGTTGTTGCGCCAAGGTCTTTTCCGGGCATGACACATCCCCGAACCGATCTGGATAAGCATAACTATTCTCCGCTATCCGCTTCATTAGAAACCTCCTTTTTTACATTCAAAAAATCAGTAGCATTAGCCAAAAACTCCGGCTTAGAAAAAGAACCATTAAACAAACCAGAATTGTCATCAAAAATACTCACCTGATATAAACGATAATCTTCAGGATGTTTAGAAATACCAGTAGAAGGGTCAAGAACAGCATCACCGAAAGACCGACGAGCAATATTAACATTAGGAACAAAAAAAGGCGACATAAAAGCATTCGCCTTAACATCAAACACACTACAAACCATCAGTTTCATAACTCCTCCGCAGTTGAGCGACTTTTGCCTCCAGAATAACCTTCCTAGTACGCAACCTAGGATTTGTATTATCTGGACTACACAAAGCCGCGACCTTACGAGTAGCTTTAATTATAGACATCTCTTTAGGATTTGTCAACTCAAAAATATTATCATAATAGCGAGCTGGCTTACACTCAACACCACGAACAACAACGTAATCATTGGGAAATACATCAGATTTCCACTTATCAAACCAATTAAACCCAATACCAGGCCGACGAGACATAGTAACATATTCAGGTTTAAGACCATTATAATATCGTTCAGCTTCATCACCAGTAACCTTTTTCAAACAATACCGGGCCACATAAGCGGCACTCTCAAACGTAACATCACCAACAGTAGCAAAACCAAAAGGCCAAAGTTCCTCTAAAATCTTTGAGCGATATAAACGAACCTCAGAACGGATAGACCAGAGAACCTTATCGGGAAAATCAAAATTGAAAAGACAGGCGTGAAAATGAGGACGAGAGAGCTTATCACCATACTCCCCACAATGAAAAAAACGAATACCAACACCGAAACGCTTACGCAATCGTTTCATAAACTTCTGAAAAAAAGACATATCTAAAGAACGGTCAACAGGCAAATACACATCATTAAACGTCAACGTAATAAAACAATTATCAGGCCAGCAAGACGCCTCATGCACACAACGCATAGCCCATTGACGAGAACGCTCAAGACGACAACCAATACACCGACCACAAGGCACTTGGCGAACTACATCAGTACCAAGTGCCTTACGCGGATCAAAAACAATAGAACGCTTACCACTCTCATTAGCTTCCCTGGCAACATAGCCAGTAAGCGGATAGAAACAGGGCATTAAGCACCCTATATACGAATACCGCCACGCATAGGGCCAGCAGAAAGGTTTTTCTTGTGAACCATTGAAGCAGTACGAGAAAAAATCCTTTTATCCTTATACTTATTAGCGCGCTTACGAAACATAATCAACCTCCAGATTTAACAGCACCACTTACACTAGCCGACGAATGAAAAATTTGGCCCAGCCAATTTGTAAACATATTCAAAGGCGTCATAACCATCTTACCAAATTTAGACTTCTCCCAAGCACCAACGCGCTCACGCTGAGCTGTATCTAACTGCTTAGTACGCAACTCTGCCGCCTCATTAGCGGCACGCGCAGACGCCTCCGACGCCGAAGCAAGGTTACGAGCTTGCGACGTTTTTTCAGTTTCAGCCATCTGCCTATTCAAATACAACTGCGACAACGTAGACGCATTGGTAGCCCAATTACGGCTAATATCCTTGCCAGGGTCTTGTAAAACAGCTTGAGCACCAGCCGGAGAACTAGAACCAGAATTCGCGCTCAAAATAGGATTTAAACCAGCCGCGCGCAGATCAGCGACCTCACGCTGATGCGCTGTACTAGACATACGCTCTTGAAACGCCATCTGATTTCCAGCTTGCATTTCCTGCGCTTTATTCGTCTTTTGAGCCGTATAATAACTCAAAGCAGAACTACCAACAGTACCAATCGCCTGACCAATCGCCTGACCTAAACCAGTATCAGAAGAACTTGTCGTCGTAGCCGACGTACCAGAAGCGGGCTTATTCAGCCCTAAAACATTAGAGATAATCGGGCCAACAACAGGAATTGCACCTAGCAAATTTCCCCAAAAACCCATAACATACCTCCTGATTATTTATCAGAAGAACGAACCGACCGCAACTTCCTTCCGTACATAATACCACCAAGGCCGGAAGCCAACATACCAAACAACTGAGCCAAAACATTTTCCAACGGAAAACCACCAGGAACAACAGCCGCCGCCGCAGTAACAGCCGCTTGCGTCTTAGCACTCAAGGCCAGCATCTTAGCATGGCACTCAGTATCAGCAAGACAAGCAGAATAATCATCTCTGTAACTTGCGACGGTCTTGCAACCACTAACCACAATAAGCAAAAAAGCAAGAACAAATAACACACGCTTAACCATTCAACACCTCAAACTAAAAATGGTCTATCAAACCAGGCACCGAGTACACAGGCATAGGCCGGGCCGTCCGACAATCAATCCAACAATCAAGAACAAAAGGCGGCTCAGTCTGAACCGCACTAATCCTAGTCATTGGCACAGCTTCCTCAATAAAAGTCTGATTAAGAGTAGGAAGCGTATCAAACTTCTGCGCCAAATGCCACACATCCAACGGGGTCGTATAAGTCGAACGCAACTTACCAGTAATCAAACCTGGCTTATAACGATACTCCGCATAACGCTCTTGATAACCAAACGTCGCCAAATTCTGCAAATCATTTGTATCACCAGGAGTAGTAACAGCCGCCGCAAAAATCTCCTTATTCAAAACCGCTTGCTCTCCAATATGAGCCAACGCGGGCCAATAGTAATCATACTTCGTAGAACGGAGAAACATCTTATTAACACCCTGCTGATAAGTCAAATCAGCCCGAATAGACAACAAACCAAGAATAACACAATGCTCAGTGAACGACTTCGTAAAGCCAACACCTGTCTGCACACAGGTAGCAAAACCAGCTAAACGACCCTGAGCGTAATTACCAGTCGTAGACGACATCTGCGGCACAGGAGTAACAACAACTGAACCAGAAGAACCACCGAGATATTCCG